AGCCGCGGTGACCGGGTTGAGGTTGTCCCCGTAAAAGAAGGTTTGAAACTCCTTCGCGTTCATCGCGGGGAGGTAAAGGCGTCAACCGCAAATAACTAGGTTGTAAGTAAAGGCGCCTTGTTTAAAGATTTCACCGCCGAGTGTGGCGGTGACGAGGCCGAGCGGGGTCGCTGACAGTGGTACTGTCGGCGGCTTTTTTCATTTTCCTCCTTTCTGAAGCCCCACGGGCGCTGCGGTATGGGTTGGCCGTCCGGGATGAGAACAAGCGTCGGCGTGAAAACCGCCATATCTGAACGAACGAGGTGCGCGATGCGTCTGGAAGCATACACGGTAAGGGAGATCATAACGTACCCTTCTGCCGGTCTGATCGGCAGGCGGAAAATTAAAACGGCAGTAAAAGAGATCAACAAGAGTAATATCCGGGAGGTCTTAGAGAAGGCACTGCCGGTTCATGCGAAAAACGCCAGCGAGATCACTTATCTTTACAACTATTACAAAGGCCGGCAGGATATCCGGAAAAAGGTCAAGTATAACCGGACGGCGATCAACAACAAGGTCGTGGTCAATCGGGCCAATGAGATTGTCACGTTCAAAACCTCCTATCTTCTGTCTGAGCCTATCCAGTACATCTCTCATGACGGGAATACCACAGTATCCAATGAAGTAAATAAACTGAACGAGTATATGCGTCTGGAGGACAAAGAGTCCAAAGACAAGGAGATCGTGGACTGGATGCATATCTGCGGCGTCGGGGAACGGCTGGTCCTGCCGGACGCCCGGACGGAGCAGGAGGGCGCGCCGTTTGCGATTTATACAATGGATCCCAGAGAGGCGTTTGTGATTTACAACTCCGGGATCGGGCAGAAACCCCTGGCCGGCGTTATCCTGCAGCAGGATGAGAACGAGGAATGGTTCGCGACAGTGTACACGCCTCGTTTCGCGTACAAGGTAACGAAGGATACGGTTACGGAGTATCCGCACATTATGGGCGGCATCCCGCTGGTGGAATACCTGAACAATGAAGCCCGGATGGGCGCATTTGAGGTGGTCCTGTCTATCCTGAATGCGATCAACCAGCTGGAGTCTGATGCGGTGGACAGTGTCCAGGATTTTGTGAATGGGTTCGACGTCTTCCAGAACTGCGACATCGCAGACGGGGATTACGGTGACCTGTCCATTGGCGGTAAGGCGGTTAAGATCAAGACGGTTACGCAGGGCATGGAAGCCAAGGTTTACCGTGTCTCGTCTGAGTTATCCCAGCCCGGGGTGCAGACGAGGATTGATGACCAGACGGAAGCGTATCTGGAGATTTGCGGAATGCCCAATCGCAACGGCGGATTGTCGACGTCCGACACAGGGTCCGCGGTCATGTTCCGGGATGGGTTCGTTGCGGCTCATGCCCGGGCTGTTGATACAGCCACCCTTTTCAAACGGTCTGAACGGGAGTTTGACCGGATCGTGCTGACCATCTGCACCGGGAAAGGCCGGCTGAACCTGCAGCTGTCCGATTTTGAACCGAAATTCCCGCTGGGTAATCTGGTGAACCTGCAGAGTCTGGCTCAGGTGTTCATTGAGCTGTTGTCGCAGGATTGGGTCCATCCGAAGATCGCGTATGAAGTTGGGTCCGCATTGTTCAAGGATCCGGAAACGGCATACCGCCTGGGTCAGGAATGGGCCGAAAAGAATGCAGCTGACCGGGAGAAAGAACTGAACGAGGAACTGAAACGTGAGAGATCCATACAGACTGAGCGACCGGGTGATACTGATTCTGGCGAGACTGGTGCTGACGAGGGTCAGGAAGGCTAAGAAAGCCCTCCTGGTGAAAGGGTTCGATGAGCTGAACGTCATCCACGCCATGGAGGATCTGTACGCGGGGATGGATCAGGATAATCGGGAGTCCTTTCGGGAGCTGTACTGCTGGCGGTACATTGAAGTCCTGCTGGATCTGCGGAAAAAACGGGAAGCGGATGAACTGGTTGAAATGTATCTGATCGGATGGCTTCCGCTGAAGAAGGAAGAGATTCGGAAGACGGACAGCGGGAAACTGTTGGAACTGGCGGAGAAGACCCCGGTTCCCAAGGGGAGCCGGATGGGAAAGAAGGCAGACCGGTACCTGAAGCAGTTGCTGGAAACGCCGAACCCGGTCACACAGGTGGCCTACGATGCGGAGGTCTTCCGGAAGAGGGACCGGGCAGCGGAAGCGGTGAATGCGGCAGCCGGGAAGCGCGCCAAGCAGATTGAGATGGACCGGCAGGCCCGGTACTGGTCCCGGGCGACAGACTGGTACGCTGATCTCGTGACGGAGGATGCAAACGAGGACGCGATCCGGGATGCCGGGTACAAGCGGGTCCGGTGGGTAACGCAGAGGGACGGAAAGGTCTGTGCGGAATGTGAACGGATGGATGGGCTGATCTTTCCGGTCCGACAGATCCCGGACCACCCTCATAGGGCGTGCAGGTGCTACGTTGAGCCGGTGTCAAGCACTTTTACTTGACATCTGTCGGGGAAATGTTATATTGAAAAGTGGGCGGGAGTGTCTGCCTGTAATGGCTAAGAGGAGTCAGCAGTTTTGCTGACTCCTTTTGTTTTAGGAACGACTAGCACGACGGTGCGAAAAGTGAATTGCCTTTTCACCTGTCGTTCCCATTAAAGAAAAGGCGACTACGAAAGGCGGTAGTTAAAATGGATGAACTTTGGAAAGATATAGCGGGGTTTGAAGGGCGGTACCGGATTAGTTCCTATGGGAAAGTGCTAAGTCTGAATTATCAAAATCGCGGTAATGCAGGGTTAGTTACGCCCAAGTGTAATAACGCCGGAAGGCTGTGGGTTATTTTGTACGGAGAAAATGGAAGACGGGTTAATTGTCTAATACATCGTTTAGTCGCGCAAGCGTTTATCCCGAATCCAGATAATCTTCCACAGATTAACCATAAGGACGAAAACCCGAAAAATAATCACGTTGAAAATTTAGAGTGGTGTGACTGTCGGTACAACGTAAGGTATTCGATGGATAGGCACCCGGAGAGATGTAAAAACTATAACGGGCCTAATACCGTTGGGAAACGTAAGACTGGAAAATGTAGCGCACTAAAGGTTAATCAATACGATGAAGACGGGAACTATATAAGGACGTGGGAAAATTCACGAACAGCATATCTGGAGTTAGGCATAAGAGACTGGCATATTTCGGAATGCTGCCGTGGTAATAGAAAAACAGCAGGGGGATTTATCTGGCGATACGCCAGTTAAATATACAGGTTAGGGAAAACCATAATCGCAAACGTGAGACAACACGGCAAAAAACAGAAATCAGCGCAGAGTGAACTGCCTAAAAAACGCAAAGGGGTTTATCACATGAAAATCGATACCAGTACAATCACCGGTTATGCGGAAATGTCCGCAGAGGACAAGATCAAAGCTCTGGAAGGTTTTGAGTACGATGACAATTCGGCTGAGTTGGAACGGCTGAAAAATGCAAATTCCAAAGCAAATTCCGAAGCGGCTGAATGGAAACGGAAGCATAATGCGCTTCTGTCTGAAGACGAAAAGAAACAGCAGGAAAAGGATTCTGAGTTCGCGCAGATGAAGGAAGAACTTCAGAAATTGAAGGATGAGAAGGCGCTTGGAGAGCTAACGAACCATTATCTCAGTCTGGGGTATGACAAGGACCTTGCGGAGGATACCGCGAAGGCCAGAATGGCCGGAGATCAGGCGAAGGAGTTCGCCAACGGCGAGAAACATCGTCAGTCTCTGGAGAAGAAACTGAAAGAGCAGCTGATGGACGGAACGCACAAACCGGATGGTGCTGGTGATGATGACGGGAAAGATAAACCGGATGCCGCCGTGGAGCGAGCAAAAGAGATTGCGAAATCTTTCCTTGGCTCCGACGGACAGAACTATGAAAGCACTATGAAAAACTATCTATAAGGAGAGAGAACCCAATGAGATACGAAGAGTATTCCGTTGCCGGGGACGTCGAGATCCTTGCCAGCAAGGATTATCAGGCAATCCCGATCAAGGTAGCGGCACCGGGCGGCAGTGAGACGGTCGTGAAGGCTGGTACCCCGCTGAGCGCTGCAGGGGCTGAATCTACTGATTCCGGAACGATTGGCATCCTTCTGTACGATGTCGATACCGCCGCCAATCCGAACGGCGCGGTCGTTGTGCAGGGTATTATCGATGCCAAGAAGGCGCAGGCCCATTCCGGCATTACCTACGAAGACGCGGTTATGTCCGCGCTGCCCGGTATCGTCTTCCGGACGAATATCGGTGTGAACACCTGATGGAGGTAACGAGCTATGGATTGGAAAGAGTTATTCACCCCGGCAGCAATTGCCGCATCCTGGCAGGAAGTATATTCCAACCGGATCCCTTACCTTGGTTCCACCCTGTTCCCCGCCCGTAAAAAGGCCGGTCTGGACCTGAGCTGGATCAAGGGGTCCAAGGGCCTTCCGATTTCCCTGATGCCCTCCGCATTTGACGCTAAGGCCACCTTCCGTGATCGGATCGGCGTGTCTAAGGTCGAGACCGAAATGCCGTTCTTCCGTGAGGGTTTCAAAATTAAGGAAAAAGATCGTCAGGAGCTTCTGCGTGTGCAGGAATCCAATGATCCGTATCTGAATGCGATTCTTGCCCGTGTGTTTGACGACGCGAATAACCTGATCGAAGGCGCACTGGTCGTTCCCGAGCGGATGGTCATGCAGCTCCTCTTCCCGGCTTCCGGCGAGATGGGGATCTCGATTAAGGCCAATGGTGTGGACTACACCTATGATTATGATGCCCAGGATGCATGGAAGACCACCAACTATACGGCGCTGTCCAGCTCCGCGACGTGGGACAATGCTTCCACTGCTGACCCGTTTGCCGCTCTGAGCGGTGTTGCGGACGACATTGAGGAAGCGACCGGCACCCGTCCGACGCTGGCCGTCATGAACCGGGCGACCTTCAACCTGATGGCGAAAACAGATGCGATCAAGAGCCGTTTCCTGACCACGATTGGCACGACCATCGGATATCTGACTGAAGCGGATGTTAAGGCTGTCATTAAGGATGTTACCGGATTCAATATCGTTGTGTACGACAAGAAGTACCGTGACGAGGATCACGACAAGAATACGGCAGTGCATAGCTTTGTGCCTGATGACTACGTCTCTATCCTTCCGGGTGACGGCCCTGTCGGAAATGTCTGGTATGGCACGACTCCGGAAGAAGCGGATCTCCGCGGTGCAGGCAATGCACAGGTCGCCATCGTCAACACTGGCGTTGCAATCACGCAGATCATCGATCCGCATCCGGTGAACATCAACACGTTCGCATCTGAGATTTGCCTGCCGTCTTTCGAGCGGATGAATGAGGTCGGTCTCCTGAAGGTGAAATGATGAAAGTAAAAGCGAAGCACAAAATTCAGTGGGGCGATAAGCGGATTGCCGGCGGAACCGTCTTTGAAGTGTCAGAGGCTGAATACAAAGAGCTTCAGCAGTATGTGGAAAAGGTGGGATACGTTTCTGACGTATTCCCGCCTATCCGCAAGGACGAGGACAAGCCGAAGACGTCAAAGCCCCGCACAAAGAAGAAAGGGTAATTGACGATGAAGCTGATGGTCGCGGTCCCTACGCTGGACTACATCCATTATGAATTTGCGAAATGTCTGACGAACCTGACGCGGAAGCTGGAGCGGGATGGAATAGATTTTACCGTCTACTGGAATGGTGGAACGCTGGTCTATAAATCCCGGGAAACGCTGGCTTCCGAAGCGGTCAGCCAAGGCTATACCCACGTTTTATGGCTGGACGCAGATATGGTGTTTGACGATGACCTGTTCGACCGGCTGTATCGGCATGGCCGACACATTGTGACCGGGGTCTATCACGGACGGAGATTGCCGTATGGGTCATGCATCTTCACCACACTGCATCCGCCGATGCGGGTAATGCAGTATCCGCATGAACTGTTTGCCGTAGAAGGATGCGGGTTTGGCTGTGTACTGACCAGTACGGAGTGCCTTGCGAAAGTGTACCGGAAGTACAAAATGGCATTCCAGCCGAGCGAGGATTTCGGGGAAGACCTGTCCTTCTGCGAACGGGCGCTGGCCTGCGGGTATCAGGTGTTTTGCGATCCGGAGATTATGTGCGGGCATATCGCACAGACTGTGATCTATCCGCACAGGAAGGGAAAGAAAAATGACGAATCTTGAACGTCTGCAGCAGAGACTGACGAGAAACGGAACCGCACCGGACCCGGATATCCTGATGGACTTTCTGGATTCTGCGAAAGCAGCAATCCTAATCCGGAGGTTTCCAATGGCGGATTCTCTGCCGGAAGAACTGGAACCCAGATATCTGGACCTTCAGTACCGGCTGGCGCTGGCCGCCTATCTGAAGCGGAACGCAGACTATGAGATCAGTCATTCTGAAAATGGAATTTCCCGGTCCTGGTCATCCGAAGGATATCCGGAGGACCTCCTGGCGGAGATTGTCCCCCTGTGCGGGACTGCGAGGTAATCAGCATGATGACGATGGCGGAAAACGAACGGACCTTCTGGTACGCGCTGTATAAACAGACGGATGTCCAGTACGACGAGTACGGGAACGAGACCGGTGATCCGGTGGTCGTATATGAAGATCCTGTTCAGATGTCCGCGAATGTTTCGGAAGCGACCGGTATCTCCAGCACCCAGATGTTTGGCAATTACGCGGATTATGACAAAGTAATTGTTACGGATTGGATGGAGTGCCCAATCGATGAAAACACGGTCCTGTATATCGATACGGAGCCGGACGAGCTTCCGGATTACGTTGTCAGCAGGGTGTCGAAATCCTTAAACAGCGTATCGATTGCGATCCGCAGGGTGGTGAAGACCTGATGGTGATCCGGGTATCGCTGAATCGGAAGTCTTTGGAAGATGCGGCGCAGCAGCTGGAAACAGCTATAGAGGAACTGCATCAGAAAGAACAGGAAATCTGCGTAAGACTGGCAGAACGGGGAGCGTTTCGAGCGCAGATGGATTACGCCAGCGTTCCGCTTGAGTGGAATGACGTCGTAGTGACGACCGAAGAAACGGATCATGGGGCTAAGATCATTGCAAGCGGTGAAGTTGTCCTGTTTCTGGAGTTTGGTGCTGGTGTGAGGCTTGGCTACGGCCATCCGGATCCACATGGTTATGGTCCAGGGACGTTTCCGGGGAAAGGCCACTGGGATGATCCGAAGGGCTGGTGGATTCCAAAAGAACACGGTGGCGGACATACTTACGGCAACGCGCCTGCAATGGGGATGTATAACGCCGCACAGGAGATACGGGCCAGAGCGAAAACGGAAGCGGAGGAGGTGCTGCGGACATGATTGACATTGAACCGGATGTATTCGACGCCGTAGCAGTCCGGCTCCGTTCCGAGTTTTCAACCATTAAGGTTGATTCCACTTTTGTATCTGATCCCGGAAAGTTTCCGTATGTATCCGTAGTGGAAGCGGATAACCGGATCAGAAGATCGATGCGGACCGTGAAGATTGAAAATGCGGTCGATGTAATGTACACGGTTAACGTCATGTCCGTCAGTGCTTCCGGTCGGAAGACGGAAGCGAAGAAGATTGCGGATGTCGTTGACCAGGTATTTGAAGGTCTGGGGTTTACCCGGACCATGCGGGAACCGATCCCGAACTATCTGGATGCTACCGTCTTTCGATTGGTTATGCGGTATGAAGCGACCGTCGGGGAGGGAGCCTCA